TTCTTCGTAACTACCAGAGCAAATATGGCCTGAAAACTATTACGGGCATTGTGAAGCGCTGGGCTCCGCCCAACGAGAATGACACGCTGGCTTATATCCGCAGCGTGGCAACGGCTACCGGCACTGATGCTGATAAGCCAATCGACCTGGCTGACAGTCGCAAGCTGTTTCCGCTCCTGCAGGCCATCATCAAGCATGAGAACGGCAGTCAGCCCTACGGATTAGATGTATTCATTCGGGCGTTCGACCTCGTCTGATAAAGGAGGCCGCATGGCTGCTATCCAGTTCATCAAAAACTATTCACATCTGCTGGTTATCGCAATTCTCTGCGTTTGCCTGTGGATGCTGAATGCCCGCAGCGAGCAACTTGAGGCAACCAATCAGCGCCTGGAGAAGCTGGCGAATAGCAAAGACGAGCAGATTAACGACCTGCGCTCCAAGAACGATGGCCTGGCATCAAGCGTCACTGAGCTGGTAACAGCCGTTAAGCAGCAGAACGTTGTGATGAGTCAGGTCACAGATCAGCGTGCCGTAACAGCCCAGCAGAACCGGAAACTACAGAATGAAATTAAGCGTTACCTTGCGGCGGACAAGTGTGCTGATGCTCTTGTTCCCCCTGATGCTGCTGACCGGCTGCGTGAAGCAGCAAAAGCCGCTGGTGGAGTACCGGACAGTAAAACAGCCAAATATTCCGCTACCCAGTGATTTAACTACTACTCTTGATATCCCTCAGCCGCCGGCATCAATGACGTTCGGTGACAGTGTAAGCCTCAATGCTGAGTTATATGGCGCTCTGGGGCAGTGCAATATCGACCGAGCCGCCATCCGCAAGTTGGAAAGGCAATAGACGGGATGCAGTGGTACATCTAAGAGCAAGCTTGAATATAGTGCTTCTTATATAACGTTAAAGGCAATATATTATTTAACGTTACTTAAGGAGAAATGTAATGAACAAAAATTATGCAGGGATGGCCGAGGTCAAAGGTGGTGATTGTGTGTCCTTGGGGCTAAAGATTCGACCCAATGTTCTAGTTAAATTACTCGGCGATTTTGCAGGAGGAGAGGCTGTCTTAACGGATGGTTCATCAGGTTATGATACAACTTATACCATTGTAGCTAGTGATAGCACCGAGAGTGTAGCGCTTTTCAGGGATGGAATTCTTGAATTCCATCTATACGGAGAACGTTCTAAGCAGCGTATGACTGAGCCAAATGGTGATTACTATTATCCAGGGTTACCGCTGGAAAAAGGTCAAATACTGAGACTTGTGCATAAATCAAATCCCTACAAGGAAACTGTGTTAAGGCTCAATGGGCTATATATTTAGCCGCAAAAATTCTCAAACTGAGAAAGCCATGCTAATCAAAACATGGCTTTCATTTTGTGCTGAAAAATGCATTCACTGAGTTCAATCTTCAGCATAAATTCAATGAACGATGGATTGGTAGGGTACAAAAACCACATAAGGATATGCTGTGTGCCTGTATGGCCGCGAGCCATGCTGTAGCCCGCCCAGACTCTGATTGATGAGTTCATCACAAAGCTCAATTTCGAGTGCGTCTGAGGATATAAAACTAAAGAATCTATAATGGAATCCGATATAGCTATCGCACCTAATAAAGGAGATGGCAATGGCAACACCTTACTTAGTAGTTGAAGAATATGTTTTTCATTACGAGCATCTTGGGAATCCAGTACATGCAAGGATTACCAAGGCTGTCATTGATGGGAAAGAACATTGGGACTGGGAAGTTAATCAGCCAGACGAACAGCACCCTTTCAAACACTTTACCGATTTAGATGGTGCACGAAAAAGTTTATTCGATTACATGGACAGCTTTGACCCAACTAAGGCGAGGCATATCTCCTACTGATATGTTCCCAAATCATCTAACCGCCTCCGGGCGGTTTTTTTGTTGGAGCAACCAATGATTTTAACACCCGATGCCGCTGTCATTGGTGGCACCAATATGTCGGGCATATCAGTACCCGGCGCTATCGTGATTGGCGGCCAGAATAAACCACCAGCCGACACGATATTCATCCAGAACGACAGCAACAAAACACCCACGTCGCCGTGGTATGTCACTCAGGTAGATAACACGCATTACACGATGCTGAACGCGACCGCCCCTAAAGGCTGGCAGTATCTGGGGGCATTCCTCGTCAGCGGTGAAACCGGCGCTCAAGTCGGGCGGGCAGATGGCGCGGTTTGGACGATATCAAATCCCAGCATGGTGCAGCATATCAGCACATCTGCTGGTGGTCAGGCTGCTGTCAGTATCCTTACTGCCGGGATATGCACGCTGACCGTTACGCTGCGCGATATGGTTTCAACGCTTGTCATAACAGCCAAATAATTATCAGGAGCAAAGGTGAAGACCATTAATCTGGATTTAACCGATGAGTGGCAACTCATTGCCGATACCGACCAAACCTATGATGTTCAGGTGGAGTTCGGGTCGGCCTTTTTTTGTCTCTCTCAGGACGCCCCTGACGCGTCACAGTCAGGCCAAACCGTCAGGCCGGGACAGTGGCTGAAATTTACCGATCTCAGGGTGTGGTTCAAAACCACGCTTGCTGGCTCATATATTTCCGTGTCTTCGTACGACACTTCGAAAAGCTAATTAAATGAAATTGATTCTCATTTGAAAAGGTACTCCCGACGAGATCGTTTACCGAGGGGGCGGCGACACGCGGAAAACGGCTAGTTTTTTGCATTTTATCGACATCATCATCATTCCTCTAACCCTCTGATATTTCAGTCGTGAAATTTTTCACGATGTCGAAATGATTAAATTTTGTTCATCATCATGGATAAAGAATTTAAAAACCTCCGACTCAATATTAATCAGCTGGCTGCGCTTACCGATATGCATCGACAGACGGTCTCCAGCAAGTTGAGCGGTGTTCAGCCTGCACCTGGAAGCAATCCAAAATTAAAACTGTTTTCAGTAGTGGATATCCTCAAAGAACTCCTGAGCCGGACAACATCTGAAGAGCTGATGAACGTCGATAAAATGCTGCCGCCTGATCGCAAAGCGTGGTTTCAGTCCGAACGCGAGCGACTCAAGTTTCAACAGGAAACCGGAGAATTGATCCCAGCATCAGAGGTAGTACGGGAATTTTCATCAATGGCTAAAGCGGTGGTTCAGGTGCTCGAAACTTTGCCAGACATTCTGGAGCGTGACTGCGCTATGACACCTGCAGCAGTAGTTCGTGTTCAAAAAGTTATAGATGACCTGCGCGATCAGATAGCCGTGAAAGTTGAAATGGCTGACGCACCGCCAGAGGAGGAATTGCCAGACGAGGAGTAACCATGCATCAGGCCACGGCGGCAGAGATCAGAAAAAACACTGCCTCGATCATCCGTGCGCCACGCAGGTTGCCGGTAGCGGAGGCAGTGCATAGGTACATGCGCGTCCCCGTGGGTGTAGGGAACTCAGTGGAATGGGACCCCGATTTAGCACCCTATATTATCGAGCCGATGAACTGTCTGGCATCGCGTGAGTATGATGCCGTGGTGTTTGTTGGCCCTGCTAGGACAGGCAAGACAATCGGCCTGATAGATGGATGGGTGGTCTATAACGTGGTCTGCGATCCGTCCGACATGCTGATCGTTCAGATGACGGAGGAGAAGGCGAGGGAGCACTCTAAGAAACGTTTGGCGCGTACGTTCCGTGTCAGCCCTGAAGTGGCTAAACGCCTCAGCCCGCTGCGCAATGATAACAACGTTCACGACAAAACATTTTTGGCTGGTAACTATCTAAAAATAGGCTGGCCATCCATCAACATCATGTCGTCATCCGATTTTAAATATGTTGCGCTGACCGACTATGACCGGTTTCCGGAGAACATAGACGGAGAAGGTGATGGATTTTCTCTGGCCTCAAAACGCACCACGACTTTCATGTCGGCGGGTATGACGCTGGTGGAGGGTTCACCAGGCAGAGAGATAACCAACACCAAATGGCGTCGTCAGTCACCTCATGAGGCACCGCCAACAACCGGCTCTCTTTCCCTCTATAACCGTGGAGACAGACGCCGCTGGTACTGGCAATGCCCGCACTGTGAAGAATATTTCCAGCCAGAGATGGAGGTGATGACTGGTTATCGGGACGACACCGACCCGGTTAAAGCGAGTGAGGCCGCTCATATCTGCTGCCCTCACTGCAACAACGTCATTACAGCTGACCTGAAACGCGAACTGAATAAATCCGGTGTCTGGCTGCGAGAGGGTGAAAAAATTGATGTAGCCGGGAATCGTTCAGGTGAACCACGCCGCTCTCGCATCGCTTCGTTCTGGATGGAGGGACCAGCTGCGGCTTATCAGACGTGGGCGCAGCTGGTTTACAAATTACTGACCGCTGAGCAGGAGTATGAGGCAACGCAGAGTGAAGAGGCGCTAAGGGCGGTTATTAACACCGACTGGGGGCGTCCGTATCTGCCGCGTGCATCTGTCGAACAGCGCCAGTCAGACGTCCTGATGAAACGAGCCGAAGATTATGGCAAACGGCTGGTGCCGCCTAAAGTGCGGTTCCTGCTGGCAGCTGTGGATGTTCAGGGCGGTAAACGGCGGCGGTTTGTGGTGCAGATCATCGGCTATGGAGAAAACGGTGAGCGCTGGCTGATTGACCGCTACAACATCCGTCATTCGCTTCGACACGATGAAAACGGCGAGGCTATGCCAATTCGGCCTGATGCCTATCCGGAGGACTGGCAACTGCTGGTTTCCGACGTGCTGGATAAAACTTACCGGCTGCAGAGCAACGAGGAGCAGCGGATGACGGTTCTGGCGATGGCGGTGGACAGCGGCGGCGAGGAGGGCGTGACCGGTAATGCTTATAAATTCTGGCGGCAGTGTCGTCGGGACGGGCTGGCCAGACGCGTTTATCTCATCAAGGGCGACAGCACAAAACGCCAGAAAACAATTACCAAAACATTTCCGGATAACAGCGGCAGGGCAGATCGGCGTGCTGAGGTTCGGGGGGAAATCCCTGTTTATCTGTTACAGACCGATACGCTCAAAGACCAGCTGAGTAATAACCTGTCACGCGAAACGCCCGGCGCAGGCTACATCCATTTTCCTGACTGGCTGGGCGAATGGTTTTACGACGAACTGACCTATGAGGAACGTGGCGCTGATGGCAAATGGCGCAAACCGGGAAAGGGCGATAACGAAGCGTTTGACCTGTTCTGTTATGCGCAGGCTGTTGCCGTTCTGCGCGGATACGAAAAAATCCGTGACTGGGAAACCCCGCCAGCATGGGCGCGGGAGCAGGACGCTAACCCTGGCATTGTGACGGGCGATCAGCCCCGACAGAAAACTGAATTAAAACCCAAAACCAGACAACAAAACACGCCCAGACCTGCTCCGCAAAAAAGCCTCGCGGCAGATGGCTGGTCAGGATCGTCAGGCAATGGAGGGTGGCTTTAGTGACGAGAAATGAGATTTACCAGATGCTCCTTACGGTGCGTCAGGCGTACGCCGATTCGCTGGATGGAAAATCGGTATCGTTTACCGGCGTAAACGGTCGGGCCATTACCAACCATGATCCGGTGGCATTACGTACCGAGCTGGATTACTGGGAAAGACGCTGGCGCGCTGCACGCGGTCGCGGCGGTTCTTACAAACTCGCCAGATTTAATTAAGGGCCAATATGGGATTTATTGAAAAAACACTCGGCGTTATTTCGCCAGGGTGGGCCGCTGCACGTGCGCAAAACCGCCTCCGGCTGCAGGCGTATGAGGCCGCTCACCCGTCCCGATTGCATAAAAGTAAACGCGAATCCCGATCAGCTGACACCGCTGTGTTTGCAGCAGGAACCTCTCTGCGTGAGCAAGCGCGCTGGCTGGATGAAAACCACGATCTGGTCATCGGCCTGTTCGACAAAATGGAGGACCGAGTTATCGGGGCGCACGGCATCCATGTTGAACCACAGCCGCTCGATCTGGACGGCAATCTGCACGGTGATTTTGCCAGCCAGCTCTCAGCGTTGTGGGCGGAGTGGTCAGTGCGCCCGGAGGTGACTGGGATGTTTACCCGTCCCGAGGCAGAACGGCTGCTGCTGCGTTCTGCACTGCGTGACGGTGAGGTGTTCACTCAGCTGGTGCGTGGCAACGTAGCTGGTTTGCAGCACGCCACCTCGGTGCCATTCTCGCTGGAAATGCTGGAAGCCGACTTTGTTCCGCACAACCTGAACAGCACGACAGGCCAGCAAATCAGGCAGGGCATTATTGTGAACGCCTGGGGGCGACCCACTGGGTACAAGGTTTACAAAAATCATCCCGCCAGCTTCACCGGCTTCAACACTGATTTCAAAACTATTTCTGCAGACAACATGCTGCATCTGGCGCAGCGCAAACGCCTTCATCAGCTGCGCGGTATCAGCCTTATTCACGGCGTTATCACTCGTCTGTCAGACATCAAAGACTATGAAGAGTCCGAACGTGTTGCCGCGCGCATCGCTGCAGCGCTGGGGTTCTACATCCGGCGCGGTGATGCGCAGTCTCTGGATGACAGCGGTGAATATTCGGAGCCTGGTGGGGAGCGTTTCTACAACATCGCACCCGGCATGATTTATGACGAGTTAAAGCCGGGTGAAGACCTGGGCATGGTGGAATCAAACCGCCCCAACGTTCACCTCTACGAGTTCAGGAATGGGCAGATGCGTGCCGTTGCTGCCGGTACTCGCGGCAGCTATTCCAGCATTGCGCGTGACTACAACGGAACATACAGCTCACAGCGTCAGGAGCTGGTGGAAAGTTTTGAGGGGTATAACGTGCTGCAGCAGTGGTTTGTAGGGCAGCACAGTCGCCCCGTTTACCGTTCTTGGCTGGCAATGGCACTTCTGAGCGGCATTGAAATTCCTGCTGATGTTGACCGCAAATCTCTCTATAACGCGCTTTATCTGGGGCCGGTGATGCCGTGGATTGATCCGGTTAAAGAGGCACAGGCGTGGAAAGCTAATGTGCGTGGCGGTGCCAGTACTGAGGCGGAGTGGGCACGTGCGCGTGGCAAAAATCCGCAGGAGGTTAAGCGCCAGCGCCTGCGCGAAACCGAATACAACCGGGAACATGGGCTGGTGTTCGATTCCGACGCCGCCAACGATAAAGGAGTGGTGTTAGATGCAACATCAAGAGAGTCAGACGACTCAAAAACTGATTAACCCTCAAGCCTCTCTGGCCGGTGTCGATGCGGCAAACGGTCAGTGCTGGTATGAGATTCGCGCACTGGCAGCAGGGCGGGTAGAAATTTATCTGTATGACGTGATCGGCGGCTGGGGCATCACAGCACAGCAGTTTGTGAATGAGTGCCGAGAGGCTGGCGTGTTTGAGGCCAGCGCCATCGACCTGCATATTCACAGCCCCGGTGGTGATGTGATGCAGGGATTTGCCATTTACAACACCCTGTCACGGCTTAAAGCCACGATGGATATCTGGGTAGACGGCGTGGCCGCCAGTATGGCGTCCATGATTGTCTGCCTGCCGGGTGCCACCGTACACATGCCAGAAAACGCCTGGATCATGATCCATAAACCGTGGGGCGGTATTGCTGGCGATTCCGATGAGATGCGCGATTACGCAGATTTCCTGGATCGTAATGAAGCGCTGATGCTTAACGCCTACATGAATAAAACCGGTCTGGGGCGTGAAGAGCTTGAGGCAATGCTTAAAGCCGAAACCTGGCTGAGCGGTGCAGAGGCCGTTGAAAAAGGTTTTGCCGACACACTTGAACCTGAACTGCAGGCAGCAGCCTGTATGAATGAAAACAAACTGAAGGACTACACCAACATGCCTCAACAACTTCAATCACTGTTTATGCCGCGCGCTGAAGGAAACACAAATACTCAGACGCCAGCGCTGCAGACTCCTGCCCCGCAGGCATCAGGCAATCAGCCAGCACCGGCACAGACAGGCAATATTGACATCAGCGCCTTGGCCGCACAGCTGCAGCAGCAAATGCAGACTGCGAACACTGAGCGCGTTAATGCCGTTGCAGCTGTATTCGAGGCATTCCCGGCCTTTGCTTCGCTGCGCACGGAATGTATCAGTGATATGTCCTGTTCAGCGGAAGTGGCGCGCGGCAAACTTCTTACCGCGCTGGCCGCAGGCACAACCCCCCTTGCCGGGCCGGGTGCCATTCATCTGCATGCTGGGAATGGCAATCTGGTGGGCGACTCTGTTCGCGCTGCAATCATGTCCCGCGTGGGTTATGCGGAAGCAGAAAAAGACAATGCTTATGCAGGTTATACGCTGCGTGAGCTGGCACGTGCTTCTCTGGTCGATCGCGGGATCGGTATTGCCGGTCATCAGACTCCGATGGCAATGGTGGGTCTGGCATTCACCCACAGCAACAGCGATTTTGGCAACATCCTGATGGATGTGGCTAATAAGGCGGCGCTGATGGGCTGGAATGAGGCCGAGGAAATTTTTGATAAATGGACGCGGAAAGGGATTCTGACTGATTTCAAAACGGCGCATCGCGTTGGCCTTGAGACGTTCCCGACACTGAGCAAGGTGCGTCCGGGCGCTGAATATAAATATGTCACGTTGAAAGATCGTGGCGAGCCAATTGCGCTGGCAACCTACGGCAACTTGTTCAGTATTGACCGTCAGGCCATCATCAATGACGATCTGTCCATGCTGACCGGGATTCCGCAGGCGATGGGGAGTGCAGCACGAGCCACCGTAGGCGATCTGGTCTGGGCAGTTCTGACCTGTAATCCGAAAATGTCAGACGGTAAACCGCTGTTCCATGCCGACCACGGCAACCTGATTAAGGCCGGTCTGAGCATTGAAGGTCTGGACACGGCACGCAAGGCGATGAAGCTGCAGAAATCAGGTGAGCGTAACCTGAATATTCGCCCGGCGTTTATGCTGGCACCCGTCGCTATCGAATCACGCGCCAACCAGCTGATCAAATCTGCCAGCGTGCCGGGTGCCGATGTTAACAGTGGCATCAATAACCCGATTCAGAACTTCGTGGAGGTCATGTCGGAGGCGCGTCTGGATGACAGCAGCGCGACTGATTATTACCTGGCTGCAGCGCAGGGCCGCGACACTATCGAGGTCGCCTATCTGGACGGCATTGATACCCCGTATCTGGAACAGCAGCAGGGGTTCACCATTGATGGTGCGGCGTTCAAGGTTCGCATTGATGCAGGTGTTGCCCCACTGGATCATCGGGGCCTGGTTAAAGTCACCAACAAATAAGCCGCCTCCGGGCGGCTTTCTTATATCCGGGCGGCGCAGGCCGCCTTTTTCATTGGAGAGTAACGATGGCAACGAATTATCAGCAGGACGGCAGAACGATTGATTATCTGAACACTGGCGCTACTGAAATTGCCTCCGGCGAGGCAGTGGTTGTGGGGGCGCTGGTGGGTGTAGCGCATGACGATATTCTGGCGGGTTTATGGGGTGTGCTTCATACGGCTGGGGTGTTTGTACTGCCAAAAGCGGCAGAGTCTGTCGGGACGGGCCAGAAACTCTATCTTGCAGACGGCAAGGTGACGGCGGAAGCAGGTGAAGATGCTACGCCTAATCCTCTTGCCGGTACTGCCTGGGCGGATGCTGAAGCCGGTGACGAGTCTGTTGCCGTGCGGCTGGGCTTCTGATGAACCGCTTCCGTTCGCGGCTGGCAAAGGCGGATGCCCGGATTAACCGGGCGTTTGCTGAAGAATCCCCCGCCACCTTGCTAATCGGGGATGAGGTGCGCCCGGTGGTGGTGATATTTGAATCGCCCGATTCACCTGTGAGTGTGCCGGGCGGCGGTGAGTTGCAGGACTACTCGCCAGCATTCAGCGCCATGACGGCTGATATTGCCGATCTTTCCAAGGGTGACGGCGCGGTGGTGAATGGCGTTAATTACCGCGTCACTCATGTGGGAACCGATGAACAGGGCCGCACCCGCATTTCGCTGGCGTTCGGTGAGCCGGGAAAACCCCAGCCTGAGATAAATAACTGGAGTAAATGAAATGGCACGTGAATCGCGGCTTAGGCGGGATTTACCCGTGGATATTGACGTTACCGCTATCTGGCGGATAGCGGAAAAAATCGGAGCCACACAAAAACAGTTTCGTGCCGCGTATTCACGGGCATTACAGCGAACAGGGGCAACGCTGAGAAAGCGGGCGCTTGCCGATCTGAAAGATGGACTCGCGCCACGCAGCATGAATATGGTGCGCCGTCGCCTCCTGTCGTTTCGTATTCAGCCACCCTCTAATTCCACGCTGGATAATTTTCGCCTGTGGTTTGGTCTGAACGCGGTAAAGGTGAAAGACCTGAATGGGAAAATCTCTGGCCGCTTACGTCCACATCATGATCGGCGTGATAAAAATACGGGCCGGTTTATTAAATCGCGGCGACGGGCTAACACAGCCGGATTCACCCCAAAAGGAAACCTGCTGTCAGCGCGGACGTTTGAGAACGGGGAGGTGGCACGAAGTCGCCGCGACAACCGACGCACGATAGTGATCCGTGACCCGGAAACACGCCGGACCCGTGATGCTGAAATTGATATCTATGAACCGATGCTGAACTACGTCGAGGACAACGCGTTTGCGGAGGTCATGGAGATTTTCATGCACCATTTCGAGAGTGATCTGCGTGGCCGGGTTAAGGCCAGAATTTCTGTGTGAGGTTTGTAATGGCTGAACCGTTAATGATGGGGCAGTACCATGACGCCGTGATTTCGGCGCTGAAAAATATAGCGTGGGTGCAGGATGCTGATGCCTATCCCGAAAAAAACATTCCCAGATTCACTGGCTTAACCACGCCCGCAGTGTATTTCACGATTAACAGCTGGGAGCAGGGTGGTGGTAATGAGGGCCAGCTGCAGGTCTCGCTCAGCTGTGATCTGTTTGTCGTGGTGGATTCTGAGGGAGCCAGCGCCAGTAAACCTGAAATCTTTTTGCGAACTGCCGCGGCAGATATCACGCAGTGGATTGATGGTCAGCAATTTGGTATCAGCCACATAGAGCCAGCTGAATTCATATCGGCTGAACGTGATGAGTTTGATCCCCGTATGGATGATTATCTGGTCTGGCGGATTTCATACGCGCAATCAGCCGCATTTGGTGCTGATCCGTTTGCGCCATCAGGCGTGCCGTTGCGTAAGGTATGGCTGGGTGAATCACCCGATGTAGGGCGTGCGCACGTCGATGACTATCGGCTGATCTGGGAGTCAAAAGCCGATGAGTGATATCAGTGGAGACCTGCAGCGGCGGCTGGCTAATCTCATCCGCCGTGGCGTGATTCACTCAGTCCGCCATGATAAGCAGCCAAAGTGCCGCGTAGATCTCGGAGATATCGTCACCACCTGGCTGCCACTTTGCCAGGGTTTTTCAGGTTCAAACCGTTCCGACTCAAACCCCTGCGCAGTGGGTGATGCTGTAACCGTGCTGTCAGAGGCCGGAGAGCTGAACAATGGCCGTGTGTTTCCGGGCTGGAATACGGGAGCAATGCCTGTTCCGGAGGGTAGCGATAGCGAGCACATCACCCGCTATAGCGATGGCACCGAAATCAGGTATGACCGGGAGGCCCATGCACTGACAATCAAAATCGCGGCAGGGGGATCATACAAAATTGTTGGAATCGGCACGCTGGATGGTCCTGTTGAAATCACTGAAACGCTAACGGTGCAGGGGAAAACGCAAGTTAACAGCGACATTGAAGCGACCGGCGATATCAGTGACGGCACCGGCACTATGAGCAAAATTCGGGAGGTGCATAACGACCATGACCACCCCGGAGACAGTGGTGGAATAACCGGTAAACCTAATCAGAAAATGTAACCTGCTTCGGCAGGTTTTTTTATGCCTGGAGAAAACAGATGGGTGATTTACATGGTGTTGAAAC